CTACAAAAATAAAAAGCACCCTTTGAAAAAGGCGCTTTGAAAGAACTATAACTTAATTATAACACAGGAATTATTTTTAGAAAAGAATATTGGAGGAATTAGAAATGTTACTAGAAATTATTATTGCTTTATTGATCATGGTGATCTTGCTTCAAATGATTATTATCAGCGCAATCAGCGAACGATGCAAAGAGTCAAAACGAGAGCTCAAGAAAATGATTCAAGAACAACAACGCATCCAAGAAGCACGGGAAGCAATGCGCTTTGGTTATCGCAGATAGGAGATATTAAATGGCAGAAAACATGAATGTACTGCCTCATGATCTACTAGCCGAACAAGCTGTGTTAGGTTCTATATTCCTTGATCCTGACAAGATTCACATCGCTTCTGAATATTTGACAAAAGATAGTTTCTTCAAGCTATCTCATGGGATGCTCTTCAACATTATGAAGGATCTATCAGATAAAGGAGATCCAATTGATCCCGTATCTGTCAAATCATCCCTTGATTCTATCGGACAATTCGAACAAGTCGGAGGGATGGCATTTCTTGCAAGTCTGATCAATGCAGTTCCTACAAGCGCCCACATAGAACACTATTCAAAAGTAGTTGCTGAAAAGTCAAGAGCCAGAAAAGTCATTGAAGATCTGAGCCAGAGCATTTCAAGCGTTTACGATGGTCAAAAAGATTTGAATGAGATCCTTTCTCAAACTGAGCAGAATTTGTCAACAATTTCAAACGAGCAGAAAAGAGGATTCAGGCCCATCATTGATGTGATTGATTCAACACAGTCCATTCTAGATGAACGATCTCAGAAGATTGGTGATGTGACAGGAACCTCAACAGGCTTCACTGATTTTGACCAAATCACAACAGGCCTTCATGAAGATAACTTGATCATTATCGCTGCAAGGCCTGCAATGGGGAAGACAGCATTTGCCCTGAACATCGCTCAGAACGTGGCCAAAAGTTCAGATAAAGCAGTAGCAATCTTCTCACTTGAGATGGGAGCAGAAAGCTTGGTGGAGCGTATGCTATCAGCAGAAGGTTTGATTCCATCATATCATGTCAGAACAGGGAATCTCTCTGAGAGCGAATGGCGCAGAATGATTTCAGCACAGGAACGACTAGCAAGAGGGAAGATCTTCATTGATGATACAGCAGGAATCAGGATTTCAGAAATTAGATCAAAGGCCAAAAGACTAGCTCAAGAGAATGGCGGTTTAGGATTAATTGTGATTGACTATCTTCAACTGATCGAAGGAAGAGGAAGAGAAAACAGACAACAGGAAGTCTCTGAAATTTCAAGACAATTGAAGATCATAGCCAAAGAATTGAAAGTCCCTGTCATCGCTCTCAGTCAGTTATCCCGTGGGGTTGATCAACGGAATGACAAGAGACCTATACTGTCAGACTTGAGGGAATCTGGATCAATTGAGCAGGATGCTGATATAGTAGCTTTTCTTTACAGAGAAGCTTACTACAAGCGTGATGAACAAGAAGAACCAGACAATGTGACAGAACTCATCCTTGAGAAGAACAGGCATGGAAGCCTTGGGACTGTCCAGCTATACTTTCTCAAAGAATATGCAAAATTTGCAAACAAGGAGGCCTAATGGATGGTAACTGAGAACCGTAGATATTACTGGTTACAATTAAAAGATGACTTCTTCAATTCCAAAGAAATGAAGTTGATGAGAAAGCTTCCCGGTGGAGAAGAGATCACAATCATCTACTTGAAGATGATGCTTGCAAGTCTAGCTGAACAAGGGAAGCTGTATTTTGAAGGATTAGCTGAAGATCTAGCTGAAGAATTATCACTCATCATTGATGAGGATCCGGAAGCAATCAGATTGACATTGATGTTCTTAACTAAGAAGAAATTGTTGACAACATCAGACAATTACCAATTCAATCTTGAACAAGTTCCTGAGATGGTAGGCAGTGAAACAGCAAGCACCCGTAGATCTCGTAAACATCGGGAAACGCAAAAAGCGTTGCAATGCAACACCACTGCAACAAAAGGCAACGGAGATATAGATATAGATATAGATATAGATATAGATAAGGGGCAGAAGCCCCAATCAGATGTCTATGAAGAAATTATCAAATATCTGAATGAGAAAACTGGTTCACATTTTAAACCAACCAGCAAGTCAACTCAAAGGCTGATCAATGGAAGATTAAGTGAGAACTACACAATTGAAGACTTCAAATATGTGATTGATGTTAAGACAAACGAATGGAAGGACAACACAAAGATGTCTAAATACTTAACACCAGATACACTCTTCAATGCTAGTAAGTTTGAAAAATACCGCAATCAGCAAATGCCTAAACAGCCAAATATTCAGAAGCAAGATGAAAGGTTGGGATTCTAATGAATGAAGAAATTGCATCTTGTGAAAAACATGGCTGTCAGATCCAGCATGCAAAAGTAAAGATCAGTGGATCAGAACAAATAATTGCAATTTGTCCTGAATGTGAAAAAGAAGAAATCCTGAAGATGGAATCTCTCTTGAGACAGGAAGCGAAAATCAAAGCCCTCTTGTCTCACACTTATAAAGTATTTGAAAGAGAGAGCATCTATTCTCAAGAGTTGAGTGATAAAACATTAGAGAATTATGTAGCAGATAATCCAACCAATGAACAAGCTCTCAACTTTATGAAACGGATGCTGAGAGATTATCTGAAGTTTGAAACAGGGAATGTGATCCTAAGTGGACCGCCTGGAATCGGAAAGAGTCATCTGTCTATTGGATTAGCAAAAGCATTGAATGAGCAATCAAAAGAATGTGAGAATCCAAAAAGTGTGATCTTCATCTCAACATCAGCTCTCTTCAATAAGATTGAAGAAAGCTTCAATGGTCGAGGAGACTTCACAGAGAACTACGCTGTGGACCTACTCAGCAAAGTTGACTTTCTCTTCTTGGATGATTTGGGGAAAGAAAGTAGCATGAGCGCCAATCTTAAAGAGGCGAATGATTGGAGACAAAGGGTGCTATTCAAAATATTGGATAGCAGGCAAACAACAATCTTCAACACTAACTTGTCAAGTAATGACATCAAAACAATCTACAATCAAGCACTTGCTGACCGAATTTTTAAAGGAGCAAGCAAGCACATTTATAAATTTCCTGAAAGCATGGAAAGTCGGAGGTATTAACGAATGGAAAACAACAAACTAAAGGATCTAATTTCAAAAGTTCAAAAATGGTTTTATGATCGCAACTTACACACTCAGGAACCCAATAAGCAGTTCCTAAAGCTCTATGAAGAAATTGGGGAGTTGTCGAGGGGAATTGCTGAAAAGGATGAAGAAGTGACCAAAGACAGTATTGGAGACATCACTGTTGTATTGATTGGCTTGACTCTTCAACTTGGAATCAACACAAAAGAAATCTTCCCAGAACAAGAGAAATTCATTTTTTCAGAAGTTGCAAAAACAGAAGATTACTTTGTATTGATGATGGACCAAGCACTAGCATCATATTTCAACCGTCAAGGATATCAGCTTAAAAGCGTAGTGCATGAGTTGATGCGAATCTCTCAAATGCTCAACTATGATTTTGTGGAATGCTTAAATAAAGCCTATGAAGAAATCAAGGACCGCAAAGGGAAATTGGTTGACGGAATTTGGATCAAGGAGGAAAGACTAAAATGAAAGAACGGTCATTTGAACAGATTTTAGAAGAGATGAATGATTCAGTGAATAAGCCAAATCACTACTGCGGTGAATTTGGTCTGGAATCCATTGATGTCATCCGGAACTTTGCAGGAAATTTGAAAGGGGTTCAGGGATTCTATTGGGGAAATGCTATCAAATATCTTTGTCGATTCCAGAAGAAGAACGGTCTTGAAGATCTTGATAAAGCTAAGAAATATCTTGAATGGCTTATTGAAGATTTGAAGAATAGCCATGAACAGGAGTGACAGCATGAGAGATTACACGAGAAATCAGATGGATCATTTCCGTCAACAATTGCAATTGCTGATTCTTAGCAAAGGATTGACACGCAAAGAGCTTTCAAAAAAACTGAATAGAAATCAAAATACAATTCAGCAATGGATCACAAAAGACAATATAAAACCAGCTCATGTCCAAGAATTGTGCAAATTCTTCAACATTGACGAGAAGGCACTGATGGGAGATCCAGAAGAATTGACAGATTATAGATTTTTCGATCAAGGAAAATACATCTGTACTGCTCCACTCAAAGAACTAAGCAAGATCACTGGCAAAGATGTGTCAATTCTCAAGTATTATATACACTTGAACGAACAAGGAAGAGAAGCTGGCCAGTATAGAATAGAAAGGGTAATTGAAGATGAAAAGTAAAATCAATTGGCTGATCATCAATTTGATCTCATTGGCAGTTATTTCACTAGTCATTGCTATCAATCTCAATTCTAGATTAGTAGATCAAGAAAATAAGATCAAAGATATGGAATGGACTATTCAGGAGCATGAATTGAGCATTCAAAGAATGGCAGAACACAACACTGCACAAGATGTCATCTTGAATAAATTGAACCAAGAATATCAAATGCAGGAACGCAAGAAAGCAGAAGCGCTCAAGGAAGCTGCTGAAATGAATAATGTAGGAGGATAATAATGATTAACAATGTGACTCTTATTGGTCGATTGACCAGAGATGCAGAACTACGCTATACACCTAGCAACATTGCAACTGCTCAATTCAATATTGCATGCAATCGCAACTTCAAAAACGCAAATGATGAATATGATGCAGATTTTATCAATTGTGTGATGTGGAGAGAACAAGCAGAACGCTTCTGCAATTGGACAAGAAAAGGAATGCTTGTGGCAATCACTGGACGAATCCAAACAAGAAATTATGAAAATCAGCAAGGACAACGTGTATATGTGACTGAAGTTGTCGCAGAAACTTTCCAAGTTTTGGAGAAGCGTGATAATACCGCAAATCAAAATAGCATGACTGACCAGATGCCACCAAGCTTTGCAAGCCCAATGGACATTACAGATGACAAATTACCATTCTAAGGGTTTTTAAAAAAGGAGAAAAAACATGGATGATAGGACTAGAGTTGTATTGTACGGAACATATGACGGGTTTGTTCGTTCAACAGTTGAATCGCTACAAATCGCTGTAAGGCTTGATGGTGGCGAAAGGGTAGAAATACCGAGTGAGTGTGCTATAAGTGCAGATCAAATTGTCAAGAAGGATGAAATAAAACTGAAAGATGTTATCAAACGAATTAAATACTTTGATCTTGTCACTCAAGCAGTATGGGTCAATGGAATTTTAAATGAGCTGGGAAGCGGTTTTGGGTTGCATAAATATTATGAAGGATATAAGCAAGGCAAGCTAGAAGGTTTAATTGAACGTGAAAAAGTCACGATCACACAAGGCATAGCAGATTATATTGAATATGCCAAAGAAAACGATTGGGATTTGCAAGATGCTATGGATTCAGATTTTATAGCAAGCGAAGAAGATAGGAAGCTTTCTGATTGGTTTTATAAAGACAATAATATGGAAACATTCGCCCTTGCTTGGATCAATGGCTACATAGTCAAGGAAGAACCAAAGTATACAGTTAAGATCAAAGCTACTAAATAGTATTTAAGTAATGATGAAATAGGGCCTCATTTTGATCCAAGTTTTAGATCTAATTTTACAAAATCTGATCTTGAAAAATTAGATTTAGATTGGGTGTTCGATTGCGAAGGTATGGAAGTTGAGAAGGTGGGAAAATGAACAATGAGGTATATGAAGAACTGGAAAAACTTATGAGATTATTTCCTGATTCATTTATAAATAGACAACTGGAACTAATTCTTATCCCAAAAACTAACACCTACTTTTCTTTAAAAAACTGTTTTACAAAGAAAGATATCATCTCAAAGGTGTTGATGTGGTGTACTAGGGATATAGCTAAAGCCAGACCATATCAGCAACAAAAAAGGAATATTGCATTTTATGTAGACAATCGTATGCGTTTGGAAAAATATTTAGGTGCGGACATCAATGTAGACGTAGTTTATCATTGTCTAGGAAATGGGATTAACAAAGAATTGACACACAAGTTTATTGATAGTGGATTTAACATGGAAATCCTATATTTAGAAGTTTAGGAGGTAATAGAGTGAGACCAAACCGATACCCTTACACAAAGAATCAATGGGAAAAAGAAATAACACTGGTATATTTTGGCGTTAACACTAGTTTAAAATTGAGAGCAGAAAGAAATAGAATTACAAAGGAGACAAGACATGTCATTAAATAAAGCGAGAAAACGACTGATTAGAAAGTACCGTAAAATGTATAACAGCCGTCCGATAGGACTGAAATTCAGTACAGATGGCGGTAAGACATTCATTGGAATGGGAAACATTATTGAAGAATATATTCCAGATGCTAAAAACATTGATTCTGGAAGTGTTAGTGCAAGTAAATTGTCAACTGGTGAAATTAGCTTTAGAAACTTTGAAATAACTCTTAAATCAGATATTTCAAAGGAAGAATTCAATAAATTGAAAGGTGTATTGTGGTAGTGGGATGGACTTTCAAAACTTTATCTACATACTATTCACACTGGTCTGGATATCTGGTCTAATCTGGGCTAGTGTGATAGCTTTTAAAAACAGGAGAAAGAAATGAAGATGTATGTTGTAAGAAAGTATCACGGTCATTCAAGCTGGATTGATCCTAAGCATTTAGCTGAATACATTGAAGTTGAATTTGAAACTAGACATGAAGCACTTGCTCACTGTGAGAAATTAAAAGGCAAAGGGATAGTAGAAATCTATCAAAGAGAGGTTACTGAATGAAAAAATTAAACAACCGAGAATTATTTAACCTAGATCAAGAATTATTCAATTTTCGTGGAATTGACCGGGCAATCTGGACACGCAAAGCAGAATTGATGGCAAAGAATGGTGATGACCTTGTTGGGGGTGGTAAATCTGGAATCAGCAAACCAACAGAAAACACAGTGATGAAATTTGCTACTGATGTGACTCTGAAGAATCTTGAGCTGTTCAAAGAGACTGTTGAATCCTTCAAAAAACAACTGACAGGAGAGCAGCTTGATATTTTCTACCTAAGATGGGGACAAGCCAATCTTGATTGGGAAGAAATTGCAGAAAAGCAATTTGTCAGCAATGCCACGATTTACCGCAAGCGTGCTGGCATCTTGGAAACGTATGCCAGAATGAAAGGTGTACTATAAATTGAGAATATAAGATATTGTATTCTCACGCAAAATAAAATACTATAATCTTGTTCATGATAATCACATCATGGATGAGAGGGTCTCCTAATAGTGGTTAGGGAGTTAGCTCAAACGGTAGAGCGTACTGGCGGAAAACAGTAGGAGTAGGTTCGATTCCTGCACTCCCAATTCCTTATGAAAATCAATTTTAATATAGAAAGGGGGAAGCGTATGGAAGAGGTCTCACCTATAAAGGACACGGATGACATTCAAGCCATGAAGGACTACCTGAGAGAATGGAATGAAATGTATTACATGCTTTTCATCACTGGTCTCAATACAGGCTTGCGTGTTGGTGATATCCTCACGCTCAAAGTCAAAGATGTTCAGGGATGGCACATCAAGCTACGAGAGAGAAAAACTGGCAAGCAGATTTCTCGTAGGATGACAAAAGAACTGAAACGAGAAATGAGGAAGTATGTTGAAGGGAAACCATTCCATCATTTCTTATTTAAGAGCAGGCAAGGAGGAAACAAGGCCATCACTCGTGAACGAGCATACCAGATCATTCATGAAGCTGCTGAAGAATTAGGCATTGATAACGTGGGAACGCACACAATGCGCAAAACATTTGGATATAAATACTACAATAAAACAAAGGACGTAGGCACACTACAGAAGATGTTCAATCATTCATCTCCAGCCATAACACTGAGATATATTGGAATTGAACAAGCTGAACTAGATGATGCCTTGAAAAACTTTGTTATTTAATTTTATAATTTTGACATTAACATAATGAGTTAGGCATAAGCTGGAAAAAGAGAAACGAATGAAAGCCATATCCTAAAAGGATTTCAGAAATAAGGCGAGTTTAACAAAATATAAGATATGTGAAAGTGAGGAGAAAAAAGCATGGACAATGAGGTATATGAAGAACTTAAAAAACTTATGAGTTTCTTTCCTGATTCATTTATAAACAGACAATTGGAACTAATTCTTATTCCAAAGACAAACACTTACTTTTCTTTAGAAGATTGTTTGACTAAGAGAGATATCATCGCAAAGGTGTTAATGTGGTGTACTAGAGACATAGCGAAGGCTAGACCGTATCAGCAACAAAAAAGGAATATTGCTTTCTATGTAGACAATCGCATACGTTTGGAAAAATATTTAGGTGCAGATGTTAATGTAGATGTAGTTTATCATTGTCTAGGAAATGGAATTAACAAATCACTAACACACAAGTTCATTGATAGTGATTTTAACATGGAAGTATTATATACAGAAATAAAGTAAGTAGAATGACGAGGTAGAATCATTATGAATTTATTTGATGAACTAAAACAAATCGGTGCAGAGAGTCATGAAGTGTGGTTTAAAAGATATTTCAATAACTTGCAACTAGAAGAAAAATTAAAAGTATCCGCTAAAAAGGGCTTCTCATCCTTTAGGATTTATTTTTCAAAAACAAAAGACGATTACACACGCAGACGCTTGAACGATGATAAAACGCTAGAAGCATTGAAGAAACGACTTGGAAAAGGATTTATAATAAAATATGACGATGTATATTCTTTTAGCTTTGTAAAAAAACCAAGTATCACAGATAGGTATATAAGCATTGAATGGTGATGAATTTAAAACTGCAAAAAAACAAAATGAGAAAATAAGCTCTTGTTTTCTCACATAAAATAAAATATTATGATAGCATAGCTTTCAAGTATGAGGGGGACAGCCAATCATTTTGGTCTGTCCTTTTTGTGTGAGGAGGATTGAATGTATAACAAAATTGTCAGACCTTCTTTGAAGACAAAGAAGTGGGAGAAGTTCCGGGATAAGATTCTAAGGAAATATAATTATCTATGTCAAGAGAGTTTGAGATATGGAATATCAGAACCGGCAGAAATGGTTCACCATATTTTTCCTGTGTCAGAATTTCCTGAGCTAGAATTTCAAGAATGGAATTGCTTGCCTTTAACTAACAAGCGACACAATACTTTTCATGACAGAACCAATGATAAAGTTATTGGTCAAGGAATTTTTTGGCAAAAGAAACGAAAAAAGGAATTTTTGAATTTTTACAAAAATCGAAAAAATGAAATTTTGTAAAAATCGAATTTTTCAATTTTTCAATTTTTGATTTTTTCGATTATCCCCCCCCATCGAAAAAATTTTTTTAAAGCGTCTGGGAACCGGTGAAGGGAACTTTTTCCAAGTCGGGACCGCTCAGACAAAAAGGGGATAAAAACTAAAGGGTTTTTGGGAAGGAGGCCTAGTTTTTGGCAAAACCAGTCACAGCTAAATCAATCAAGTCAAAAGTCATCAAACAAATGAAAGAGCTTGGGACTTATCGCAAAGAATTTGACATGATCATTGACATCTTTTCAGGAATGCTATTTCAGTATCAGAAACTTGCTCAGGATTATGCTGAAATGGGTTATCCTGTCACAGATGTCTATGTGAATAAGGCAGGAGCTGAGAATGAGCGCAAGGTCCCCATTCTCACAGCAATGGAAATTCTACGAAAAGACATACTCAGCTATTCAAATCAACTGATGATGAATCCTAAGTCATTGGGTGAAGTAGTAGAGCAAGACAATGGGTCAGTTCTCACAGAGGTTCTGAAATTTAAAGACCAGATTAAGAAGAAACGGGTGAGCGCTGATGGGTAATGTGGAGAAAGCTAAAGAATACGCTCAACACGTTCTGGACCATCAGGAAGAGCATTGTGAAGAGAATATTTTGGCAGCATCACGCTTTCTGAGAGATTTAGACAATCCAGAATTTGAAATGGATGAAGACATGGTTGATTTTGTCGTTCATTTCATTGAACATACAATTGTCCATCAGCAGGGTGATGATATGTTTGCGGTCTCTATCCGTAATAAGCCATTACTTTTGCAACCGTGGCAACATTTTGTGGTGGTCAATCTCTTTGGATTCTACATCAAGGGAACAAATGAAAGACGCTTCAAAGAAGCCTTGATCATGCTTGCCAGAAAGAACGGCAAGACTTCCTTCACTGCTGCAATCGCTCTGGCTTATCAGATTCTAGATACAGATAGCGGTTCAAAATGCTATATTGTAGCAAATTCTGTAAAGCAAGCCTTGGAAGCCTTTGGATTCTTGCGGTTCAATGTTGAGCGATGGAATGACAAAAACATCCGAATCAAAGATAACAACCAAGAACACTCCATCACTGCCAATTTTGGCGAGGAGGGTTCATTTTTTATTCAAGCACTAGCCAATGATGAAAGCAGGCTTGACTCTCTCAATGGGAATGTCATCATCCTAGATGAAGCCCATACAATGAGAAATTCCAAGAAATACGGTCTTATGAAGAAAACAATGTCAGCATACCGGAACAGTATGCTTTTTGTTATCTCCACAGCTGGGGACATTCCAACAGGCTTCCTTGCTAACCGTCTGAAATATTGTCAAAAGGTGTTGAAAGAGCTGGTCAAAGATGATTCATTCTTCATCTTCATCTGTAAGGCCAATCAGGCAACAGATGGCGATGTGGGAGACTACTTGGATGAGAATGTGCTGAAGATGGCTAATCCATCATGGGGTGTGACTGTCTCACTCAAGGCCCTCAAGGAAGAAGCAGAACAGGCCTTGAATGATCCACAGACCAGAAATGAGTTCTTCAATAAGACATTGAATGTCTTCACTAACTCAATGAACGCTTATTTCAATCCAGATGAGTTTATTGCTAGTGATGACTGCTATGACTGGACAATTGATGAGCTTGCAAGGCTTCCTATTCGCTGGTATGGAGGAGCTGACCTTTCAAGACTGCATGACTTGACTGCTGCTGCCCTTTATGGGGTGTACAATGACGGTGAAAAAGATGTTGATATTTGTATAACACACGCTTTCTTTCCTCGTGTCAACGCTCAGAAGAAAGCCAATGACGATGGCATCCCACTATTTGGGTGGCAATCAGATGGCTGGCTGACAATGAGCAACACTCCAACTGTTCTCTATGATGACATTGTTAAATGGTTCATAGATATGCGACAGAAAGGCTTCAAAATTGCCGCTGTCGGTATGGATAGGAAATTTGGTAGAGAGTTCATGCTTAAAATGAAGCAAGCTAAATTCAAAATGATTGACCAGCCTCAGCTATTCTATTTGAAATCAGAGGGATTCAGAAGAATTGAATTGAAAGTTAAGAATAAAGAATTCTATTATGTACATTCGGACGCTTATGAGTATTGTGTCAGCAATGTCAGAGCCATTGAGAAAGTGGATGATGCTGTCCAGTATGAAAAATTAGATGGTGATGGAGGTACAGCAAGAATTGACTTATTTGATGCAAGTGTTTTCGCTTGTATTCAGGCTCTTGCTAACCTTGGTAAGAATAAGAATGTGATGGCTTACTTTGATTAGATAGAAAGGAGGTGAGAAATATGGGAATCTTTGACAAATTATTCAAGCGTGGGAAGTCTCAGACGATGTTCACAAGCTTTGGGAATTCAGATCTGGGCATCATGTATGACGGTGATGGCTATATTCCACTGGCAAGAAATCCAGATGTGATCATGGCTGTCAATAAAATTGCTGACATGGTTTCAAATATGACTATCCAGCTCATGGAGAATACAGAATCCGGTGATGTACGAATCAAGGACGGGTTAGCCCGTAAGATTGACATCAACCCTTGTGATCACATGACAAGAAAATCATGGATCTTCAAGATTGTCAGAGACTTGCTTTTGTTTGGTGATGGAAATTCTGTCCTACATGTGGAATATGATCCAATGACTGACTACATCAGTAATCTCAGACCATTCCCGATGTCAGAAGTGTCATTCAAAAGTAATGATCTAACATACATGATCCATTTTAGGGATACAGATTTCAATCCAGATGAAGTGGTCCACTTTGCCATCAATCCTGATCCAGACCGGCCTTATATTGGAACCGGTTTTAGATTGGCCTTGAAAGACATTGTACGCAATTTGAACATGGCTACACAGACCAAGAAGGGCTTCATGAACGGAAAGAACGTTCCAAGCCTCATTGTGAAGGTGGACTCATCCAGTGAAGAGCTTGGGACTGTTGAGGGGCGGGAAAAAATCGCTAAGAAATACTTGACAACAAGCCAGTCTGGTGAACCTTGGATTGTTCCTGATGCCTTGATGGAAGTGGAACAAGTGAAGCCATTAAGTTTGAATGACATCGCTTTGAATGAGTCAGTAGAAATTGATAAGAAGACAGTGGCTGGAATGTTAGGTGTTCCGGCTTTTGTGTTAGGTGTGGGAGATTTCAACAAAGAAGAATACAACAACTTTGTGAATACCACTATCATGAGCATCGCAACAACGATTACTCAGACACTTACAAGAGATTTACTGACTTCAACAACACGCTACTTCAAATTCAATCCACGCTCATTGTACTCATACGACATTACAGAGCTTTCAACGGTTGCTCAACAAATGACCAACAGCGCTGCAATGCGTAGAAACGAGTGGAGAGATTGGGTTGGTATGACTCCGGATCCTGAAATGGATGAAATTATTGTTCTTGAAAACTACATTCCCCAAGGGGAGTTAGGCAATCAGAGCAAACTAAACAAGGAAGGAGGAAATGCCAGTGAAGAAACGTAATTCATACATCGCCACTCAATTCGAGACACGAGAAGAACAAGAATCTGGTGACTTGATTCTGAGTGGTTACTTCATCCGGTTCGATGAAGAAACTGAGCTGTGGCCAGGCTATTTTGAAGTGATCAAACGTGCAGGAGTGGAAGAAGCAATCAAGAATGCTGATATCCGTGCATTGTTTAATCATGATCATAACCTAGTTTTAGGACGCACAGGGAACAGCACAGTGAGTCTCAAAGTTGATGACAAAGGTCTCTATGGGGACATTGTCATCAACAGGAATGATCCAGACGCTATGGGAGCCTATGCCCGTGTACAGCGTGGGGATATTGTTGGATGCAGTTTTGGATTTATGCCAATCAAGGTGGACACTGTTGAGCGTGAAGATGGTTCCTATCTTGATACCGTGCTAGAGCTTGAAATCTTTGAGGTCAGCCCTTGCACGTTCCCAGCATATCCACAGACTGAAATTGCTGCACGGAAGAAAGACTTTGAATGTCTGAAACGTGCTAACAGTGAAGCGTTAAATGAACGCAAAATGAAAATTAAGGAGAAATACAATCTATGAATAAAGCATTGATTTATGGCGCACGCATGCGTGCAAAAGCAAGCAAGGTTGTTGAACTGGAAGAAGCAATCACAGAATTGAATGAACGTTCTGCAATCGAAGCAGAAAAATTGGACCGTGCTGAAACTGAAGAAGAAGTTTCAACGGTTGAAAAGAGCCTTGAAGACATCCAAAAAGAATTGGAAGAAAAGCAAGCAGAAAAAGCAAAACTTGAAGAAGAAATTGAAGAACTTCAAAAGCAAGTTGATGAACAAAATCGGAAAGCCCCAACTTATCCAGACGGGGAACAACGTGGAGGAAAAAAATTGGAACAACGTGACGCAATTGCTAAATTCATTCGCACTGGTCAAACTCGTGACATCGTAGGTCTTAAAACAACAGACTCTGGAAGCGCTGCTTTGATCCCAACTGAAGTGTTGAAACCTCACTTCCTTGATAAACCACGCAATCCACTCTTGGATCTTGTCCAACGTGTTCAAGTAAATAGTGGTTCTGGTAAATATCCAGTTATCAAGAAGACAGATGGCAAAATGGTTTCAACTGATGAATTGAAAAATAATCCTGAACTTGGAAAACCAAGCATCAGTGAAATTGATTACTCAATCAAGACTTACCGTGGATACATTCCTGTATCTCAAGAAATGATTGATGATGCAGACTATGACATCATGTCAATCGTAGAAGATGAAGTATTCAATCAAGGTGAAAACACTGAATTGTCATTGATCGCTGCTGTCCTCAAAACAGCAACTCAAGCGGATGCTGCTGGATTTGATGGCATCAAAGACATCTACAACAAGAAACTTAAATCAATCTACAAAGCAAGTATTGTTGTAACTCAATCAATGTTCGCAGCGCTTGACAAAGTGAAAGACAAAGATGGACGCTATATGCTTCAAACTGATGTAGCTTCTCCTACAGGTTATTCATTCGGTGGAAAAACAATCTATCCAGTAGATGACACTGTTTTTGGAGCTGAAGGAGACATGAAGTTCTTCATTGGTGACATTTCTGAATTTGTCAAACTCTTTGACCGTTCTCAAGTATCTGTCAAATGGGTTAACAATGACATTTATGGTCAATTGCTTGGACTTTTCATCCGCCTAGATGTCAAGAAAGTAGATGAAGCTGCTGGATTCTTTGGCACATACACTGATGTTGTAGCATAAGGAGGTATCACATGCCCTATACAGTAATCCGTCCATTCAAGGACATGCGTGATGAAGAACAGCATGAATATCAAATTGATGATGTCTTTCCACGCAAAGGCTATGAACCTGATCAAGAGTTTGTTAAAGGACTCTTGACAGGCTTTAATTCAGCAGGTTCAATTTTCATCACTGATGAAGTGGTTAAGAAAGCTACTAAGAAAGCAGAAGAGGCTGCTGAAGAGGTGGAAACAACTACTGAGGAAGTAGAAGAAGCCACTGAAGAGAAACCAAAGCGCAAGAAAGCAACTAAGAAAGAGGAAGAATAACATGGACATTGGTCAGTTAGTGAAATTACTTAAAATCAAATTAGGAATTGCTTCAAATTTGCGAGATAAAACACTAGAGAAGATTGTCTCAAGCGTCATCAGCGAATTAACAAACAATCTGGGTGTTGAATTGGTTCCAGATCGTGCTGACCATGAAATGTTCATTGTTGACTTTGCTGCTTATCGTTATGAAGGTGGTGTTGATTTGCCACGTCACCTTCAATGGCGCTTGCACAATCTGCAAATCTCTTCCAAGAAAGAGGTGTGAGATGTGGAATGATAAAATCACATTGATAGGTTTTAAAATTACAGGAAAGGACAAGCTCAAGCAAGATCTGACTGAGAAAGTAAAGACTACAATCTTTTGTAAGAAGAAATCTATTACACGTTCCGAATTTTACCAAGCCAATCAGGCTGGCATCAGGCCCAATCTGATTGTTGATATTCATAGCTTTGAATATGACAATCAGGAATTTGCTGAATTTGGTGGTAAGGAGTACCGGATTTTGAAGACATATCCAATCAACCTCAACATCCTTGAATTGACTCTAGTGGAGAAAATGACATGAGCCAAGATCTAGCCAGTCAAATTGCTAAAGCATTAGCAGAATATTCCACAGAAGTTGAAGAAAAAGTTGACAAGATAGCAGAAGAAACAGCAGAAGAGACCGTCCAAGAATTGGAAGTGACAAGTCCAAAGCGCTTTGGGAAGTATGCCAAAACATGGAAGAAAAAGAAAATGGGGAAAGGTAATTTTGTGGTTCATAACACAAATTACCGCCTCCCTCATTTGCTTGAATTCGGACATATCAAAAGGAACGGGGGACGGGTTTCCGGCATTGTACACATCAAGCCGGCAGAAGATCACGCTATTGAGAATTTTGAAAAGAAATTGAAGGAGCTTGGAAGATGAAGCTGTCAGAGTTTGCAGAGATTTTGGAGAAGGCTGGCTTGCCAGTCACTTACAAGGCATTTAGGGAAGGAAATGTCCCCTCACTGCCTTACCTTGTCTATTTTGAAAGCTTGCCATCTATCACAGGAGCAGACAATCAAGCATCATACAAGATTCGTGCTGTCACTGTAGAATTGGCATTTGAACGAAAAGATGAGGAGCTAGAACAACGATTAGAAGAGCTGTGGAATGACCACAAGCTCTTTTATGATGTTCAGGAAGAAAATTTTATTGAATCAGAAAGACTATTCGTGAAGTCTTATGAAGTCTATCTATATTGAGGAGGAAAGAAATGACTGAAAACAAAGTTACCTATGGACTTGAAAATGTCCATGTGGCACCAATCCAATCCATTAGTGAAGCAGGAGTGATCACTTATGGGCAAGTTTTCCGGTTTCCGGGAGCAATGGAATTGACACTGGATCCTAAAGGAGATTCTGGGTCAGTGAAAGCTGATAACATTGATTATCACTTCATCAACTCAAATGAAGGTTATGAAGGTAAATTCAAAATTCCACACATCATTGAAGCCTTTGCTACAAAAATTTTGGGCGATGTCAAAGACCCTTCAACAGGAGTTGTCACAGAAAAAGCAGATGCAAAGACAACCAACTTTGCTCTTATGTTTGAATTCGCTGGCGATGCTAACAAGACACGTCATGTCCTGTATTACTGTTCAGCAAGCCGCCCTTCTAGTGGATCATCCACTAAGAACGGAACTAACGTGAATGAACGTGAATTGAGCTTCAATGCCAGCCCTCGTCCCGGTGATCAAGTGGTGAAACGTTCTATCACATCAGCGGACGATCAAGAAGTTTATAAGAAATGGTTTGAAAAGGTTTATGAACCTAATCAAGCTTTGTAATTGAGGAGGTCTTAAATGCGTAAGAGTGTGATCATTAGTGAAAAGGAGTATGAGCTTGTTACCAATGCTTACACTCCTATCGCTTATAAGAGTGAATTTGGGAAAGATTTCTTTCAAGATCTATTTGGAATGATCTCAAACCAGAACATCATGCAAATGGCTGAGAATGACAACAATGAAGTTGACATCAACATGTTAGCCAATTTTGACATGACCTTCTTCAATCGCTTGTTTTGGGTTTTCACAAAATCAGGAAATCCACACATCAAGCCTTATGAACAATTTTTCATGGAAATGGAAGAATTTCCTTTGCAGGACATTGCTCCAATTCTAATGGAAATGATCAATGAGACAATGACGTCAAAAAAAAGCCAGATGAGTCAGAATCAGCCAGTGATGAAATCTTTACAGTAGAATCCTATCTTTCTTGCTGTAAAGAAACTGGTCTCACAATTGATGATCTGAAGCACATTTCAATTGGAATGGCTCTTGATTATCAAACAGATTATGTGAATTTGCGTACTGAAAACAAATTAGAAACACGCAAGGCAACACAGTCAGATTTTGACTCATTTTAGTCTGAAATAGAGTGCTGAGAGGAAGAATCTGAGGTCAAGTTCATCGAATAGATGGACGGTTGATCACAAGAAGCCTTTAGGCGCTCTTTATATTTTTATGTGAAAGGAGGAAATATGGCCGGTAATATTAAAGGGATAAAAATTGAAATTGGCGGTGACACACAGCCCCTTCAAAATGCCCTGAAAAAAGTAAATTCTGCTTCTATTGAAGCAGCAAAAGAATTGAAGAGCATTGACAAAGCTCTGAAATTTGACACAGGGAATGTGACTCTATTGGCTCAGAAGCAAGAAGTGCTTCAAAAGCAAGTCTCAACAACCAAGGAAAAATTGGAAACATTGAGGCAGGCACAAGCACAAGTTGAAGCTCAATTCAAGAGCGGTGACATTGGTGCTGATCAGTACCGTGCATTTCAACGGGAAGTAGTCCAGACAGAGAACATCCTGAAGGGCTATGAGAACAAGCTTGAGAATGTCAATAAGGCATTAGATGGAAATGGGAATGCTACCAAGTCCAACCGTGAACAACTGAAAGAGCTTCAAAATGAGCAACAGCGCCTTGCAAGTGAAGGTGACAAAGTTGTCAGCTCATTCAAGCTGCAAGAAAGCCAAATGGGTTCCAATGCTAGCGAAGCAGATAAGCTGGCACTTGCTGAACAGAAGATTGGAAAGCAAAGTGAGATTGTTGCTCAACAGGTCGAAAACCTTGAGAAACAACTTGCCATTGCAAAACAAGAGTATGGCGAGAACTCAACAGAAGTCAATAAGCTAGAGACTCAACTGAATGAGTCCAAGGCTGCCTTCAACGGGCTTGCTAATGAGATGGAAAATCTTGGTGAGTCAGGAAAGAAAGCTAGTAGCGGTCTTGAAGAGACAAACAAGCTTCTGAAAGCTGAGTTACTGAATCAATTCTCTGAGAAGTTATCTGAGATCAGTCAGAAGTTGGTTGATTTTGGGAAGAGCGCCCTAGATGCGTTCCGGGAAGTTGATGAGGGAATGGATACCATTGTCACCAAGACTGGTGCCGGTGGGAAAGCTCTTGAAGAGATGCAAGGCATTGCTAATGGCATAGCCACTGAAGTCCCTACTGACTTCAGCACCATCGGGAATGCGGTTGGTGAGGTCAATACTCAATTTAAATTGACCGGTGATGCTCTCAAAGTGACCTCAGAAGACATGATCAAGTTCTCTGAGATTAATGGTACGGATGTCACAAATGCTACAATCCAATCAAAGCAAGCAATGGAAGCTTATGGCTTATCTATTGATGACTTAACAGAGATTTTGGATAATGTCACCTATGTTTCTCAAGATACAGGGGTTTCTGTTGATGAGTTGATGAAAAAGGCAACCGATGGAGCGCCTCAAATCAAGATGCTTGGTCTTGAATTTGGTGAAGCAGTCACATTGATTGGTCAATTCGAAAAAAACGGGGTGGATTCATCCTCAGCGCTCTCTGGACTGACAAAAGCTGCTGGTGTATATACCAAGCAAGGAAAGACCATGAAGCAAGGTCTGACAGAAACCATTGAAGCTATCAAGAACAGTAAGTCAGAGACCGAAGCGATGGGAATCGCTATGGAGATATTTGGTGCCAAGAAAGCCCCACAAATGATTGACGCAATCAAACGTGGAAAATTCAACATGGAAGATTTAGGCTACACTTCACAAGTGTCAGCCGGTCTGGTTTCTCAAACTTACGAAAGCACCCTTGATCCTATTGATAAATTCACCACAGCGCAAAACGGTTTGAAAATCGTTATGGCTGAGGTTGGTGGAGCAATCGCTGAAACATTCGCCCCTGCCCTTGACATCATTGTGGATATTTTCAAGAAGGTAGCAGAATGGATCAACAACTTGCCGGGACCCATCAAGAACTTTATTGTAGTATTTGGGTCAATTGTGACTGTGGCTGGTGTACTTGCGCCCATCTTCCTTGCTCTTCAAGCGGCCGCTGTGGCTGTCGGAACGAGTATCGGAGGGTTGATAGCTGCTGCATTGCCAATCATCGCAGTGATAGCCGCTGTTGTTGTCGCAGTTACTGGAATTGTATTGGCTATCAAGCACTTATGGGAAACCAATGAGGGATTCAGGACCGCTGTTGAAACTGTCTGGAATGCTATCATGTCAGTCATCAACACTGTTGTCAAGGCTATCTCTGACTTTGTAATGCAAATCTGGGGGACGCTGACAAGTTGGTGGAATGACAACCAACAATTGATCAGACAGACAGCAGAGACAGTCTGGAATGCTATTTCAGCAACTATCACCACAATCATGAATGTCCTTGGACCATTCATTGAGACTGCTTGGAACAATATTTCAACGGTAATTTCAACAGTCTGGGATACCATTAAAACCGTAGTAGAAACAGCCATCAACGTGGTATTAGGCATCATTAAGACTGTGATGCAGATCATCAATGGTGACTGGTCTGGGGCTTGGGAATCCATCAAGGGAATTGCTGAAAGTATCTGGAATGGTATCAAGAGCATTGCTGAATCTGTATTCAATGCGATGGCTCAGATCTTATCTAACATCTGGAATACTATTTCAAGCACTGCTTCAAGTATCTGGAATGGTATCAGCTCAACCCTATTAGGCATCTGGAATGGAATTTCAAGCACAGTCTCAAGTGTATTCAATGGAATTTCAAGTACGATTTCAGGAATCTGGAATGGTATCAGTTCAACTGCTTCAGGTATTTGGAACGGTATAAAAGATACCATTGGGGGAGCGATTAACGGTGCTAAAGATCTAGTTGGGAACGCCATCAATGCTATTAAAGGCTTCTTTAATTTCCAATTCAAATGGCCACACATTCCACTACCTCACTTCCGTGCTAGTGGATCACTGAACCCACTGGACTGGTTGAAGGGGAAAGGTATTCCAAGTATCGGGATTGACTGGTATGCCAAAGGTGGGATCCTAACCAAGCCCACAGCATTTGGAATGAACGGGAATAACCTCATGGTTGGTGGGGAAGCAGGAAAAGAAGCTGTCCTGCCACTTAATGAACGTAACTTGAGCGCCATTGGCCGGGGCATCGCCCAAACAATGGACCCACAAGGAACCGTGATCAACATCAACATCTCTGACAACATCATCAGAGAAGAAGCAGATATTGAAAAGATCGCTAATAAGGTATCTCAGAAGATAGCTGCTGAATTGAGAAGACAGAAAGAATTGAGAGGAGCGCCTGCATGGTAAAATACAACGAATTGATCCTTGATGGAGTTGGAACTTCATCATTTCCATTTGATGTGATTGTGCTGGAAGGTCCTACAATTCAAGTTGGTCTCTCAAAGGATAAGCTGTTGAGTCATGATGGAGTCAGTGGATATATCGTTCAGTCGAACCCTCACAGGGAAGCGATTGAGAAGAAATACACTCTCCAGCTCATCAACCCAACAGAACTGCAAGTCCTTGAATTTGTCCAATTCCTATCCAAAAGGAATTTCTGGCTTGAGAATCAACAGAACAAGCTCACAAGATGGTTCTGTTATCAGACAAAGGTGTCTGACACTCAGAGAGATAAAACTAAAATGTATTCTGTGGAAGTGACATTTGTTTGTCACCCCACAAAATACATGAAGAACAATGATGTTCAAACTCTCACTTCAAATGGTGTTCTCAGGCTGCAAGGTAGCTCACTTGCGTTCCCTAAAATCACAATTAGAGGAAACAGCTCATCTGAGACCAGTTTCACCATCGGGAAGCAAACTATCAAACTTGAACAGCTATCTGATAGCGCTGTGATGGCGAATGATCCACAGAATCCAAGCTTCTTGGATAAGAAAGGGAATCTGGTGAAGTGGTCAGGAGACTTCATCACAATTGACGCTAACCAAGCACAGAAAAATGTTGGTGTGGTTTTGGGGCCTGGCATTCAATCACTTATTTTTGAAACCAATTGGGGGTGGTTATAATTCTATATCTATTAGATAAAAATGTTCAAACAGTGAAATGGAATGGCCAGCCACTACATGAAGCGACAAAAGCAGAAGTTGAAGAAGTAATCAATGTGAGCTACACTCTCAAGGTTGATTATCCAATCACAAACACTGAAATTTATAAGAAATTTCAGGAAGACATGCTCATCATCGCCCCAACTCCTGTCACTGGCCGGCAACTATTCCGGATTAAGGAGATAAGCGAGCAAGATGACACAGTGAGTCTGACTTGTCAGCACATCACAGAAGACATCTTCAAGCGTTCTGTTCGTCCTATCAAGGTTTCAAATTCAACTTGTCAAATTGCCTTGAATGCTATGATTTCAGCAGTCAAGACACCACTTGGAAAGTTTTCATTCACAAGCAATATCATGGACAATAGAACCTTCAACACCACAGAAGATGAAACGCTCTATAAGATCCTTATGGATGGCAAACATTCCATTGTTGGTGCTTGGGAAGGTGAGATGATCCGTGACAACTTCCTGATTGACATTCCGAAAAGCCGGGGGATTGATCGTGGTGTGGTAATTACCACACATCAAAACTTGAAGCAGTATGAACGAAATAAGAGCAGTTCAAGCATCATCACAAGACTACATCTTAAATCAACCTTCAAGCCAGAAGGGGCAGAAAAAGACACGGTTCTTAAAGTTACCGTGGACAGCCCCCTCATTGGCAAATACCCTTATATCAATGAAGCTGAGTATGAGAACAATGATCTTACCACAGAGGAAGAATTGAGAAAATGGGGTGAAGCCAAATTCAAGAATGGAGACATTGACAAGCCCACTGATCAAATCAAGATCGAAGCTTATGAGCTAGATGGTCAAATTGTACACCTTGGAGATACAGCATCCCTCATGAGTTTGAAGCATGATGTCATGTTAAAAAAGGAAGCTGTAGGCTATGTTTTTGATGCTTTGTCAGAAAAGTACATCTCTCTCACATTCGATGACAAGGCTGGCCACGGTGGAGGCATGTCAGGATCAAATGGAATTTCTGATGTAGCATCTGAAATCCTTGATACAGTCCAAAAGACTCAAGAGGATGATGAATACTCCAAGAAATTGAAAGTATTGGTTGATAATGCCAATAGAGCTTTTGAAGACAAAGCAGGAGCCTTGGGGAAAGAGATCACTGATGGGATTGAGCAAGCCAAAGCACAAGCAGAAGTAGTCAAAGCAGAAATCTCAGCACAAATCACTGGAAGATTCAACGATTTCAATTTACGTTTAAACACAGAATTATACAATCAAGACAGTAAGATTTCAGATGCAAAAAAACAAGCAGATGCTGCATTTAATCAAATGTGGGGAGTACATTTAACGGCTGACAAAGCATTTGAGAAAGCTCAACAAGCATCAACTCAAGCGTTATATGCTATTGACAATAACGATAAAATCAAATTGGAATTAGCTGATTTTAAAAAATCTGCGCAAAAATCCCAAACTACATTATCGGAAGAAATCAATGCATTTAAAGAGCAGTACGGAACTAAATTAAATGAAGTCGTAAATACAACCGATGGAATTTCAACCAAAATCGCAGAAATTAAGACATACGTTGATAACGATGGCAACCGTACTGAAGAATTGAGGCGTTATGTCAGAGATGAGACATCAGCTAATCTCACATCAATTCGTGAGGAACTGTCAACCAATTACATCAACAAAGCAACTTATAACGAGAACGCAAGAACGGTTGAACGAAGATTTGAAGCGCTCACGAGCGAACAAGACACTAAGTTAGCTACTTATAAGCAAGGTATTGATGGAAGATTTACTGAAATTTCTAGTTTGTTGAATGGGAAAGTAAACAAATCTGACTTCCAGCGTGTCCAAGAGAATTCAGCTATTTATGAACGTATTTTAGGCACATCAGAATCTGATGCGCCAGACAAAATGTCACGTTTGATCATGTCTAGCCAGATATTTCAGACAGAGGTTGGGAAGTACGTTACAGATGATAACAACTTGATTGTTAATTCTATGACTATGTCCACTAATACGCTTGTCGGGAACAACAATCCAAAGGCAAGCGTATCTGTTGCAGATGGCATTTTCACAATCAAGGCACAAGGTCTTACTGGTTACAACTGGTCAGGGTTCTCTCTTCCAATTTACGTTAAAAAAATCTATCACGGAGAGACTTACACGTTAGGTTTTAAATACCGTATTAGGGAATATCCAGACAGTTCTTTTGCTTTTAATGTCAAGAACCACGGATTAAATAAAATCCTTTTATCATCTGACATTGGAAAAAATAGACCCCCTCTAAACGAGTGGCAAGAGTTCCAAAAAACTTTCACAGTTCAAGAAGACTTTGCCTTCGGTGAAGACGCAAATTATCCATTTTACATTTACTTAGCCAAAAATGGCTGGATTGAGTTCAAAGAGCCAATCCTTGTGCGTGGGTCAAACACAGGGCCTTACAAGCCAAGTCAATTCGATGATGCTTTTGCAAAAACAAAAGCGCTTGAATCACAAATGACTTCAAAAATTGGCGAAGTATCGGGCGCAACGGCAGAGGCTAAACAACTTGCTATCGGTGCTAAAGCTAGAGCAGATCAAGCAGCTGGAATCTCCCAAACGGCTCAAGAAAAAGCTGAGGACGCTCAGACAAAGGCAATCCAAGTCGCAGAGCAAGCCAGACAGGCACAAGCTACGGCAGAGGCTACACGGACGCAAGTCACACAGCTTGCTGGATCGTATGCTATCCAAAACTTAAATAGCGCAGGAGATTTAATTTCTGGTATCAATTTAGGAGCAAGTGGTTTAAATCGGATCACTGGTAGAGCCACTCACATTACTGGCGATACATTAATTGATAATGCGGTGATTAAATCTGCAATGGTTGACAAGCTCAAAACAGGTAATTTTGAATCAGGATCAGTCACTACTCAGATTTTGGCTAGTAATGCAGTAACAGCAGATAAGCTATTAGTGGATTCTGCTCTGATTAACAAGTTTGTATCAAATCAAGCCTTCATCAGAGAATTAACATCGCAAAAGGCTTTTATCACGCAATTGGCATCAATTGATTTTTCTGCAGAACACATTAAAGGAGGAAGATTGAGTGCTAATACTGGATCAACTGTATTTGACCTAGACAATGGAACACTAAATCTTTACTCAAACACAGGAACAATTCGAAGAATTGATGATACGAATTCCTCTCAATTTATAAAATTGATGAAGAGCGGATTTGTTGCAGAAAAATTTCGTGATTCTAACGCTGCTTTGATGGTAATTGGAACAAATCACAACAAAGACCCGAAAGAGGTTGAACGACATGATAACAAAACATTTGCGGGAATCAGAATTTGGTCTGGTAAAGGCAATGGAGCGGAAGAAAGCCTTACAGAATTTATCGGGGACCGTGTTTTGATTTACAACAACAAGAACAATCGTAGTCCTTGGAATTTCCATAATAATATGCAAGGGAAAGAAACGTATCTTTTACCGATGAACGAAAATGGTGTTAAGCATTATATTGGACGAGGGGACTTTTTCTTAGAAGCAGTTTATTCTCGCAAGGTTATTCTTGCAAATGGTAAAGATGCGGGTGCGTACTTATGGGATTTACTAACTTGTTTCGGAATGATGGTCCGATATGGAATGATTACAAATAGCACGATCAAAAACCATATCCAAGGAATTTTAAACGGATATGGATTTAGAGTATAAAGGAGAAACAATGAACGAACAAATCTATGTATCAATTATCACAGATCTAGCTAATCAATTAGCTAATAAATCAATTGATGAAGCAGAATTTAAAGCACGTTTGACTGAATCACAACGGGAAGTTGCACAGCTCTCGCAAGAGTTAGAAATCTATCGCTCTGTTCTGGAATCTGACAAAGATTTGAAGGATCTTTTTGAAGAAATCAAAAGCAAAAACGAGGTAACTAAATAATGGATTACAAAGTACAATTTAAATCATACGATGCAGTAGCTGACACTACGAAAGTAGCAATCAAGCAAGACTTCCCTTATCGTGTATTTGAGGAAATTTTACCAACAAATCGAATGACTGAAAATGATGAGACATTGGTTGAAGCAGTATTGAACATCGTCCGAATGGAGTTAGACCCTTCTGGCGCTATCGTGGCCCTCAAGAAAGAGCTTGATAAGTCTGTTGATGCTAACAAGGAAGCAATTCAAAAAATTCAGGAACTAACTCAAGAGAACGAAAAGAAAGATGTTCTAATCCAGAACAACAAAGCTCTTGCTGATTGGTCGGTTCTCGTAGCCGTGACCAACCAAGACAATCCACTTGACCCAACACTATTCAAACGAGCGCTTGAGCTTGTGGAAGCTGCTCAAGTAGGAAAGACCTACAAGAAACATGACATCTTCACTTTGATTGATCCAGACCATACTGAGAAATTCAGCGAAGGGAAACGGGTGCTTGTCCAAGTCAACTATGACTTCACCTATAACGGGGAATCCATCAAAGATTTGAAAGGCCCACTTCTTCAAAATGGTAAGCTTGCAATTTACAATTGGGAAGTACCAAAAGAAGAGAAGCAGAATAAACCATCAGGAGATCTTGAAACCCAACCAGTAGCACAGCCTGAATCATAAATTGAGAGGAGTGTGATTGATGTATCAAGAACCAGATGGAATCTTTGGAATCATTGAAGTAGTCCGTGACTTCTATGATCACGGAATTGATGAACACATAATTGTATTTCTCTTGATGGCCATTGTGGCCCTAGATATCATTTTAGGTGTAGCTAGAGCATGGGCCTATCATGAGTTCTCAAGTAGAAAGTGGAGGAAAGGTCTAGTAAGTCATACTGCTATGATTTTGATTACAGCCATTGGCTATCCATTCGCCCTATACATGAATCTGGGGCCTGTAGTTGATACTTTTATTGTCGCAATGATGGCAGCATACGGTTCTAGTATTCTAGCAAGCCTTTCAGCCCTAGGAGTTGAAATCTCTTGGCTAGATCATATTATTAAGAAAAATATTGATCATGAGAAATTTCAGTTAAAAGAAGGCTTAGAAGAGCCTAGTAAACTAATCAAAAAAAGGAGAAAAGAAAAATGAATCAAATCACTGATATTGTAACAAGTAGCGCAATGAGTATTCTTGTAATTTTGGTTGGAATTGTTGTTCAGGCAGTCAAGAAATATCTCTTGACTCGTGGAGGAAAGAAAGCTCTTGAAGTGGCTGAAATCCTTGCAAACAACGCTGTGAATGCTACTGAACAAGTAGCAGGAACATTGGACATCCACGGAAAGGATAAGATGGAGCATGCTAAAACTAGCTTGATTGAAGGACTAGAAGCATATAACATCAATTTGACCAATGACCAATTGAACACATTCATTGAAGCCGCTGTGAAAAAAGCAAATGAACAATGGAAAAAATGAGGCTCTAAAATGGTAGCAACAAATGATATTTTAAACTATTCAGAATCTTTGGCTGATCAAGGTGTGGGAGCTGATGCAGATGGTTCATACGGAACCCAATGTGTGGACCTACCAAATTCAATTTCTATAAACTTCTTCGGGAAAGCTCTCTGGGGAAATGCTATTGACTTACTTAATTCAGCCGCAGGTTTAGGATATGAAGTAGTATATGACGCAGTAGGAGTCAATCCACGAGCAGGAGCTATCTTTGTCATGGACACACAATATCTGTATGGCCATCCATACGGTCACACAGGAATTGTGATCGAGGACAGCGATGGAGTCACTATGCGAACTATTGAACAGAATATTGATGGCAATGCTGACTCCCTATATGTTGGAGGTCCAGCCCGATACAATACACGCAACTTTGATGGAATTGTTGGATGGTTCTATTTCCCAACTGATGACACATCTGTGGCATTTGAACAGCCAGAACCATCAGAACCATTGACAATTGAATCAAATGGATTCCATCCAGAAACAGGAACATTCACCGTTGAAGTATCTGCTCTAAATGTACGAGCTGAAGCCGGTATTGGAGCTGAGATTGTAGCTGTGTATAGTGTGGGTCAAGAAATCAACTATGATGGATGGATTGACAATGATGGCTACATTTGGATCTCTTACATTGGCGGTTCTGGAAATCGTAGATATGTGGCTGTAGGACAGTCTGAAAACGGGCAACGCATCACAGACTTTGGATCTTTTAAATAATAAACGACAGCCTTCCGGAAGGAGGGCTTTTTTTGCTGTGTTGAAACTAGTTCCAGATTGAAAAAACTTCAATTATTTTTATAAAAAAGTGTTGACGTATGTCAACAAATGGTGTATAATTAAATCATAAAGATAAGGAAAGAAGAAATCAAAATGAAAAAATCACTAACATCACAAGAACAAATCGCACTAGCAAAAGAAATCTTACAAGTTAAGAATCGTAGAGAACGCTCATTAAAGCTTGGAGAAATCCTAGACCGTGAAAAGTTATCATCAGATGCCATGTATGAATTATACAACACCCTATTAACAGCAATCAGAGTTTACGGAGATGTTATTGGGTTCGATGATAAAGACTTCAAAGAAATGGCTCTCACAATCTTACTTCTTGAAAAAGTAAGTGAAGCAAAAACAACCGATGCAGCATAGAGGGGCGATGCCCCTCCTAATCTATAACGTAAGAAAGGGAGTTCAAAAGAACTCAAAGGAAATCAAAAATGGAAATCATCACAGCTCTTCAAAACGGACAGCCACAAACAGCATACGTTACAACAGAAGAATTTCAAACATTGACTTTTAAAAATGGTGAAATTCCAACTTTGGGAAATTTTGGAGAAATCGAAAAAATCAAAGTTTGGTTTAATGGGAAAGGTGAAGTTTGCACACACAAAGAATTTTACGTTGTAAAAGGTGACGGACGATTTTTCAAACGTGAAGCAGTGAAGAAAAACGGACAACTTAAAGCAAGCACAATCAAAGCATTGAAAACATTAGGGTAAGAGGTGGATGAATGATTATTAATACAAAAAAGGTTGAAATGGTCTTGATGAACAAGGCCATTCCAGCCAATCTACTAGAACGAGAAATTGGGATATCACGTTCTGCTATTACTAGAATTAGAAATGGTCAGAGAGCATTCAAGAACTTAACAATTGAAACCGCTGAGAAAGTTCAACAATGGATCAATGATGGGCATTATACATTTAGCTACGATTATAGCGACTTGCTGGACGAATTGACTTCAGACATTGAAGAGGGTCTTACAGGAAAATATCTTTATGTCGTTAGAGGTGATTATAATGAAGTTATGGAAAAAAGCATGATCATTGATTATTACTACAGTCCAGATGAAATTGAAGAAGGTGATATTGCTGAAAAAATGCTGACCGAAGCAGTAGTTGAAGAAATGGAAAAAGATAATTCTATTTTTTAAAGTCACTTTTCATTAAGTGGCTTTTTCTGTGATAACGGAAAATTTCATAGATGTCTGTTATAACCTCAAATACTTATCAAAAAATCTTTTCTTATTAAATAACTCTCCTTTAAGTCCAAGATAAAAAATAAAACTTGAACTTTCTTGAAAGCTATGCTAAACTAACAATGTGAGCAATGAACTTGTGGAGTTTTAGAAGTCAGTACCTAAAACAGACCCTAAAATCTAAAAACAGCGATATGATTGAGTTTTAGAAACTCCCACCGGCTCCATTTATAGTTCTTAAAACTTCTTAAAACTTCCCAAAACATTGATAATTCAATGTTTTTTATTTTTATACTTTCTATTCTTTCTTATACCTTTTTGAAATGAACAGACCCAAAAACAGACCCTTTTTTGAAAAAGGGCCTGTCCTGATAGCTGATGGGTTTAAAAATCTATATAATTAGCAAATTTTTCACCAATATCATCCTTGGCTTGCTTGGTGATATGTGTGTAGACATTCATGGTTGTCTTGAGATCACTGTGTCCTAGTCGATGCTGGACCTGCTTC